AGTCGAAGAAGTAGTTGACGAAGTAGTCGAAGAAGTAGTCGAAGAAGTAGTCGAAGATGCCAAAAAGCACATGATTCCTAAGCGGCGTCTTGATGATGTTGTTGCTAAGCAGCGTAAAGCTGAACAAGAAGCAGCGGAATTACGCAAAGAGTTAGCTGAAGCTTTGGCTAAAGCACAGGCGATTCCTGCAATTGATGTGCGTGCACTGTCAAAGCAACGTAACGAAGCCGTACTTGATGGCGACTTGGATAAAGCAGCAGAAATTGATGAACAGTTGCACGCAGCTACTCAGCAAACTGCTTCTGAACCTATCGACATGGACGCTTTAGAAGCGCGTGTGGAAGCGAAGATGGAATTAAAGTCGACGCTCACATCCGTTTTTAAGGAATACCCACAGCTAGACACAGATTCTGACGTTTTTGATGAAGACTTGAACGCAGAAGCACTGGTGTTTCAGAGTGCTTACCTAAATCAAGGTTATTTACCTGCCGAAGCGGTTCGCCGTGCGGCTAACGCAGCAGTCCGTGTGGTTCGCCCAGAGCTTTTGACTGAGACAGCGGAGCCAAAGGCGGCTGTTAAGACTCGAAAGACTAACGTAAAAGGTAATGTTGAAGCCTCTAATGCTCAGCCTCCGAAAATGAACCAAGGTGAATCTGGTGGAAAGACCAGTTCCGAAATGGTCGACATTACGAAGCTGACTGATGAGGAATTTGACGCATTACCTGAAGCGACACGCGCTAGAATGCGGGGTGATTTGGTTTAAATGTTGTGAAATAGTAGTTCAGCTATTATCATTCATTTCAGTAGTAGCTCAGACGATACATGAGCTCGACCAGCGCGGTGCGTTAACCGCGTTGTGATCGCCCACATTAAAAGGCGTGTTATTTCGTTGTCCTCACGATACGGGAACCCAGAACTGGTGCATAAGGCTCCAGTTAATTTGCACATTTTTGTTTAAATAAGGTACATCAAAATGGCTACAACCAATTTTGCTGCCCTTACTAGCGAACAAAAGACTGCATGGGCTCGTGACCTTTGGCGCGTCGCTCGTAATACGTCTTTTGTTAACCAATTTGCTGGTAAAGGCCATAACGCGATGGTTCAACGTATTGAGACGTTGACCAAATCCGAGAAGGGCGCTCGCGCCGTTCTAACTCTAGTTGCTGACTTAGAAGGTGATGGTATCGCAGGTGATGCTACGCTGGAAGGCAATGAAGAGGCCATGAAAGCGTATGACACAGTGATCCAGATTGATCAGTTGCGTCATGCTAACCGCTTACAAGGTCGTATGGCTGATCAGAAATCCATTGTTAACTTCCGTGAGCAATCACGCGATAAGTTAGGTTATTGGATGGGTGATCGTCTTGACCAAATGGCATTCTTGAGCATGAGCTCATTGCCATACACTTTGAATACTAACGGCTCAACCCGTGCGACTAACGTACTTAGCACTTTGGACTTCGCTCCAGCTGCTAACGTAGCGCCGACCACGAACCGCTGTGTTCACTTAAAATCTTCAGGTGTAACCGCTGGCACTGGCTTTGCTGCTGCTGATGGCGTACTTACTGCGACGACCTATAAGGACATCGTAAACTTGAAGGCTCATGCTAAGGATAACTATATTCGTGGCATTAAGGGTACAGGGGGTGATGAGGTCTATCATTTGTTTATGACTCCACAGGGTATGGCTCAGTTAAAGCTAGACGCTGATTTTATTGCCAACGTGCGCCATGCTGGTGTTCGTGGTGATAAGAATAGTCTATTCAAAGGCACCAACTCAGTAATGGTTGACGGCATGATTATCCATGAGTTCCGTCATGTGTTTGATACCCGTGGTGCAACTGCTACCAATAAGATGGGAACATCAGGCAACGATGAAGGCCAACGTATGTTGCTATGTGGTGCTCAGGCACTAGGCATGGCGGATTTAGGTGCGGCTTATTGGGACGAAGATTACTTCGACTACAATAACCAACCTGGCATTGCTTGCGGAAAGATCTTTGGCTTCTTAAAGCCACAGTTCAAAGGCAATCCTGCTAATCCATCATTGTTGGAAGACTTCGGCGTCATTACTGTCGACACTGCACTTTAAGTGTGAGGCTCCCTCTTTCGAGGGGGAGCCATTTTTTATCTAGGAGTTACCCACTCATGAAGTTAGTTTCCCCAATTTTACAAATGGTTGCTTTAAATGGCGTTGCAATCCGTATGGAAGCAGGCGTTGAAATGGACGTTCGCGAATCACTTGTTGTGTCAGCATTGGCACAAGGGTGTACCAGAGTTGGCGCAAAGAAAGCGACTAAAGTTAAGAAAGAGCCTGAAACCAATCCTACGCTTGATGCGTTAGCGCAAGTGGTAGAAGAAGGCAATCCTGATAATTTTGGTCGTGATGGCACGCCAAAAGTAAAAGCGATTGAGAAAGTATTAGGCTACGACATCAGCGCCGCAGACCGCGACGTTGCATGGAACATATTCCAAGAGGTTTAACCCAAATGACTATTGCTATCTCATCAATTTTGAGCCGAGCTTCGACTCTCCTACTGGATGAGACTGCAGTAAGATGGCCTCAAGCTGAGTTGTTGAATGCAGTTAATGATGGTGTGTTAGAGATAGCCACCATGAAGCCGCTTTTGTTTACGGCAAGAGCGACTATGCCGCTGGTTGCTGGGGTCTATCAAACGATCCCTGCTGGCAAGCGTCACTTACATCGTGTGATCTCGAATCAAGCTGGCCCTGTTGTGCGTTTAGCAAATCAAAAAGATTTAGATTCACAAGAACCTAACTGGTATGCAAAGCCTCAAGTACCCACTGTTAAGTATGTGATTTTGGAGCGTTTGGATGGCAGAAACTTTCTATGCTACCCGCCTAACAATGGCAGTGGGCAATTAGATGCTGTATTTACTGTTGATCCGCCCAGTTACGCTGCTGACGCGTCGATTGATATAGATTCGACCTACGGCAACCCTTTACTGTCCTTTGTCCTTCACAGGGCGTTTTTGAAGGATTCAGACGTATCTGATGAAGCTAAGGCTGCGGCCTATTACGAATCATTCACTAAACAGATGGGTGTATCGGTCATTGGCGATGCGCAAGCGAAGGAAATTTAGATGGCTACAGTTACATTTGAAAGTATTATTCCTGAAATATTACCTTTAGTGCCTGATTGCACCGATCTTATTATTATTCGAGCGCTTCGACGCTCTTGTGAAGAGTTCCTGACTAAATCATTAGTTTGGCGTGTGGATTTAGACGAGCACACTACAGAGATTGGCGAACCCATTGTTGAGCTTGATATTCCAAAGAATGACTTGCGGGTTACTCAAATCAAGTCCGTAACTATTGCTACTAAAGACATTACTCAAATTAGTGATGATCAGAAAGCACCAAACCCAACAGAGACTTTTTGTTCGCTGATTAATTTTGGAAAGGCTCTGCGTTTAACACCCATTCCTAGACTTGCATCTCCAATGCTATTGAAGGTCGTACTTTCTACGACTCCAAACTCGTCAGGGGTTGACCGTGATGTTGAGACTCATATCCACGAACATTTAATTGATGGGGCATTAGCTCGTTTATATGCAATGCCGGGCATGCCTTGGGCGGATAGTTCGTTAGCGGCATATCACGGCGCTATTTTCCAAGCCGCTATTATAGAGATGCGAGGCCGTGCTGAAAACAACAACGGACGCGCAGTACGCACAGTGAGTTACGGAGGCGTTTAGTGTTTCACTTCGACCCGATCACCCCTTATCGAGTTCGTGACAAACATACTTATTACGCAAGTGGTATTTCTGACGCCATAGATAAGGGCGGTAGTGACTGTATGACAGAAGATGTCATGCGTGCAATTTACAACGGCAAGGTCTATTTGTACGACATTATTTCTGAAGAGGGCGATGATCTTTTTGGGTTTATTGTCATGCAGGAATACACGGATTGTTATTCTGAAAAAGCGGTACTCCATGTCGACTATGCGTATCTGTCTCAACAGAGCAGTGGGCTTATGAGGCTTTATCAATCTTTACCCTTGTTTGCTGCGGCTAAAGGCTTTGACCAGATTGTGTTTAGTAGCAATCGAAAAGGCTGGGAGAAGTATCGCAAGATAACAGGCTTTAACGGGGAAACCCGCGTTTTCTATAAGGATTTACAACATGGCTAGCGCACCGCAGCAACAGCAAACTCAGCAAGAACGCGATCAGATCAAGCTAGGTCAGGAACAGACTCAACGCGCTCGGACTAAATCAGCGCCCTTGCTTGCTGATTTCCAGAAGAAAATGAATCGTGATGACTCTTCTCGTTTAGGGGGAATGGCTGCAGCTGATGTGGCCCAAGCCGCTGGTATGGATCGCACAGGTCAGCAACTTGCGTCAGGGCAAGGTGGCGGTTTTGGTTCTACAGGTTATGGGGCGCAGTTATCACAAGCAACCAACAACGCAAGTAATGTCGCTTTAAGTCGTCAAGATTCAATGAAGTCTAACTACGGAGAACTCGGCAATAAGAAGAACGTCAATGCGGTGGCAAGTCTTAAATCAGGGGCAGCGGCTGCTTCTGGTGTTGCTGCCGCCGAAGCCAATGCATCTATGACAAGGCAGAACGCGATACTGGATGCAGCGACAGGGGTTGCTACTGCATACGGACTAAAGAACCTTGATAAGTTTGATGCTGCTGATTCTAATTATCAAAGATCAAGAAAAGCGCTAAGTGGCACAGGTTCTCCGTTTAACCATGACGGGTCTCTTCCTGATGAGTCGGGAGTCCGTAAATCGTTAAGATTGAGAGATAAACGAAATAATATGCCTGGTGCATCTTTGTTTACTAAGTTAGGGAGTTGGTAATGGCTAGTGCAGAAGAAGCATTAAGAAAGAGCCAAGAAGCGGATCAAGCAAGCTATAAAGCGAACTTTCAACAGCAACTGGATGATTACGCTGCGAGTGCTTTAACAGACCGCACCTTGATTGATCGTGCTGATTTTAATTCTCAGATGGCGGCTAAGGCGGCAAAAGGTGTCAATGATCGGAGTCGAAGTCGAGCAGGCGTATCGTTATCTGGTCAGGCAGCGAAACAATCAAAACGATTGGGCGATATAACTACTCGGCAGTTTACAGATCAGGCAAAGAACTCTGCGATATTGGATCAAGACGAGCGTAATACCCGAGTACTTGGTGATTCGCTCAACATGTACAACGATCTTAATCAGACAGGCTCTGATGCGCTCCGTCATGCTGCGGGGCTTGAAGCAACTCGTATCTCAGGTAATAAGAAACGCAGTGCTAACGCATTTGCAAGTAATTTAGGCACGGCGACTAGCCTAGCTTCTATGATGATAATGGGATAACAGGAAAGAATAACTATGGCTACTTTAGATAATGTCTGGGCAATGTACATGGGGCTCAAAGATCGTCGCCGTCAGGCAGAACGGGATCAAGTGGCAGATGATAACTACGCAGATCAGCTTCAGCAGCAAGCACTAGGCAATATCAGGGCCGACGAACAACTGCGCTTGAACCAAGATGCGGCTGAGCGTGCAAAAGCAAAAGTCGTAGAGGATAAACGAATTTATGAGGATGGTCAGAAAGGTAGAGACAACGCATTATTGATACAAGAGCAGTCGATAGAAGCTAGTGATGTTGACCTAGACATTAAGAAAAAGAAGATTACGGGTAAGCAGGCTGAAAACCTTGTACTTAGAGCAAGTCGTGAGGGGGCACAACAAGCACTGAATGATCCTGCTCAGATGCCTGTAGTCGAGGATTTAATTGCCGATATATTGGAGGGTCAAGGCTTTCTACCTGAAGGGACTACATTTGCAGGGTTTGAAGAGATTGCAGGGCCGGGTCGCGATGGCAAAAGTACAAAAGTATTTGTACCGATGATGGAAGATGCAAATGGGCAGAAGACGGACATTGGGCAGATGCTTGGTGGTGAGGGCGCAGATGCGTTTACAGCGGAACAGATTGTAGCCTTTATAGAGCGTGCAGGTCAGGCTGATTATGGAGCTAACACTTCAATGGTCATTGATTCGGCGACAAATCAAGCTATGGCAGCCCAAGAAGCTGACTCTTTGAATGCTCAACAACTAGGACAAACTACTACTGCTTTGTCTGGGCAGCAGCAACAGCAAACACAAACAGATCCGACTTTAACTCAAGGCTTGGGAGAGAACCTAAGCGCTGATATTAATGACCCAGCAGTAGACCCAGCAGTTAGATTTGGAAGCAATCGCCCTGGTCCTCTTTACACAGGGGCAAAGACAGGCGGGCGTGCTTATAATAGAGACCCCGATGCGCAAGAAATAGCTGCGAATAGATTGGTTTATAATATTTTTAAGAACCCTAGTTTGGTAGCTAATAATTACCCTAAGAGCATGATGGGTGTAACTCAAGCGTTAGTTGATGAACTCGACATGACTCCCGAAGAGGCTCAAGCCTATGTTAGTGAAATGTATGGAAGTAACCAAGGGCAAGGTGTAGATGGTTTTATAGATCAGTTGGCGGAAGATCCACTTACTACGGGAGAAGCTATTGGTGAAGTAGCAGATACAGCATCTACAGCTGTTGGTGGATTAGCTGGAGATATATGGAGTGGTCTGAAGCGTTATGGTGGGCAGGCTGTGAACAGTACAGTTGCTCTAGGTCAAGATATTTCTGCGGGATATAATGGGGTGGCATCTAAGGCAGATTGGGATAATACTGATCCTGGTTCATCAGACCAACAAGCGCAAACACAAGCCTATTTGGATCAGCAGAAACTTATAAAGATTAATGACGAACGACAAAAACTGAGAGACCAAAAAACTGAAGAAGCTACCCTTGAGGGCAAAACGGATAAGAGTAAAAAACAATTAGCTTCAGAGGCTGAGGTAGAAGCTACATCGCAACTAGCCTCTACAGAAATTACTACTGAACAAGTGGCCGCTGCTCAAGAACGAGTTGTTGGAAGTACAGTGAAGGGAGGTTCGACTGTTAGCGCTGGTACGTTGGCAAGCCGAGCTGTGGATATGCTTATTCTTAAAGAGGCAGGTTTTACTATAACCAATAAGGACATGGTGCGTTATCAATTAACAGGGCGTGCAAACCCTGTGGAAGTTCCTTCGATAAAAACTTCAACAGTGACATTTGATGGCGTAGTGCATCAAGTAAGCGTTGACCCTGACAATCCATCTAAAAGTATTTATACCCCTCTAGGTGATAGCGCGGCGACAACTAGTGCATCGAGAGCAGCAACCGCTGCGGATGAAGCCGCCGTTGAAACTCATAACGAAGGCGCTATGGGTGGAGCAATTACCAAAGGATTAGGTGCTGCAGGGATCGTAGTTGACGGGAAAGAAGTGGGCCAATTTATGCCACGAGATGAGTTTGATAAGTACATGAATCACATGATGACTGTAAATAAAACTCAGATTGATCAAATCTATAAATTGAATTTAGTTAAGGGACAGCCTATTAGTGCGGGCCAGACTCACTTACTTTCTATATTAGCCCAGCATCTTGCACAGGAAGTTGCTAAAAGTGGACCAGGCACTGATGGAGTGTGGGGTATGGGTGGGACAACAGGTTCTAATCATGTTGGTGATTTTGGTCGACTTGTTAAAGCCGCTGCGCCAGATACGGGTATCTACGTTACTGGGGGAGGCGTGAATGGGTACGAATCTGTTGATGATATGGTCAAGTTGCTAATGAAGCAGTTCCCGTATATTACTAAAGCACAAGCTACTGCAGATGCGCATAAACACCTTAAAAAGAAGCAAGACCTGAATCAATAGAGATTAAAGAATGTCTAAATATGTTGCGTATTTACAAGGGTTAGACCGCGTTGCAGCGACTGAGCGTGAGAATCAAACTGCAGCATCTCTTGATTTTTTAGAAATACAAGGGACAGCGGCAGATCTAGAAAATGGTAGTACAGGTCTAGCGACTGACTCTCCGTTTGGTGAGGTTTATGACGGCGATACTACCCGTTCTGCTACGCATCGTGTTCGCTTTGAAGGGGGCGATACGGCTGAGATTAATACGTCAGGAAAAGATGCAGGGTCAGCGGAACCTTTATCTATTGAGGCACAGCAACGTACTAGAGAATTATTACTTTCTGGTAAATACGTCGAGAGGGATTCGGGCAAAAAAGACCATCACGGCAGGGTGCTGGGCAATTACGTCGATGAAGAAGGCAATACCATCATGGAGCAACTACTCCGTGAAGGACTCGCCACGCCCACTAACTTCAATAAAAACAGTATCAATAATCATTTAGCGTTTGCGGAGTCAGTCGATGCCGCTGAAAATGGCACGCTACAACCCCCGAAGAATGCCATCGACTATGGCGAAGTGACCATTGACCAATCCACCCATGTTCGGGATTACCGTAACTTTGCACAAAGAGCGGTGGATAAAGGCATTGATAAAACCCAAATGAACTTATACCAATTCACTGAGTTAGTGGGTGAAATGGCGGGCGTTGATTTGATGAAAGAATGGGGGGAAGAAGGCGTCATTCGGAATATGATCGAAGCGTCAAAAAGCCCTTCTGAGTTTGACTCTTACGAGGACGTTGATACTTCTTCTATAGAATCTATTGGGCGATACGTTATAGAAAAAACATTAGAAAACGCTCCAAATATTGCGACGGATATAGGTATTGGGGCTGCGGCTATTGCATCTGGGGTAGGTATCCCTGCGGCTATTGCACTAGCTACAGGCCGAAGTTTTATTAAAAAAATAGGTTGGAGAGCAGCAGGTAAAGCAGGTTTGGTTAGCTCTATGGGTGCTCAGATGATGGGCGAATCCCGACATACACAATTGGCAGAAGGAGTAGATAATCCTTTATTGGCAGTTGCTACGGGTCTGAGTAACACTGCTTTAGAATTCAGAGGATTCCAGAGTATTTATAAAGGGCTTATGCCTGAAATGGGGACAATAAAAAATCCTGTCGACTTAGCTAAGCATATTGCTAAACGGGCAACAATTTCGTCAGGAGTGGAAGGTAGTACTGAATGGTTACAGGAGTTGACCAATCAGCTGGCTATAAAAATGGTTAAGCCTGAACACGATGTTGATTGGAATCAGTTAACCGAGTCTTTCTTTGCAGGCGCAGCAGCAGGCGGAGGCATGGGTACTGTTTCGGGTACTGCAGGCGGGTCGTATGGTTTGATGAAGACTATCGGCGAGAACGTGCAAACGCGCAGGGCTATGGACGGCACAATTCCTGAAGCGCCTGTTCAGATACAAGCCCAGCTTAAATACATTACTGATCCTAACGCTGGGCTTGATTCAGTCTATGCCGCAGACCCAGAAGCTGCCGATAAAGTCACCTTGCCTGAAGGAGTGGTAGCGTATAAGCATGAATCGGGCGTACTGTTTTCTTCCAATGAAGCTAAGGGTAAAGCGTTTGAGCAAGATGGCAACAAAGATGCTAAAAGCACATTAGGATACGCAGAGACTAAAGAAGAGATTATGGCAACAACCAAGGCTCAGGATTTAAGGTCTGTGGTTGCACGCAATGCAGAGGGGGTTGCAGTTGGTTATGAAATGACAAGCGCAGCTAATGCGTCCAATGTTGAAGCGGCAATGAGTGAGCGTTATGGTAAAGATGTAGATATAGCAACATTAGACGGCCCTCAGACTACGCAATACCTGAGTGAGCGCCAAGAGCTTTTTAACGAAGACATTCGTGTGCGCGCTGAAGAACGTAAAGGGTTAAATCCAGAGGGCGGGCAAGTCAACACTAATGAAGCTGCGCCAGCGCCAATGGAGGTGCCAGCAGATAAAAAGGGTAAGCCAGCAGAAGGCGCAGGCTCTAAGTCGATGCGTGATGATGCAGGTAAGCTGCGTCCTTTAGGCGACTTAATACAAGAAGCTATTAATGGTGATATTTCACAAGAAGAGATTGTTGCTGAAGCTAAGAAAGCTGGCGTTGAGTCACGGCCCACCACTAAAGGGGCATTTCCTCGTCAACGAATTATTAATGCAATCATCGCCGCAGATAAAGCCAAGCGGGAAGATGCAGGTCAAAAAGCAGCTTACAGTCAAACTCAATCGGAAAGATCAGACTTAGAAGCTGCATCAAATGATGCACTGGCACAGATGGCGGAAGAACGAGGCGTATCGATTGCTCCTGAGAATCCTATAGTCGGAGGGGCAAAGGGCGCTGCATTCCAAGTGGCTTCTGCTCTTATAGGTAAGCTGAATAACACCAAAGGCAGCTTTATAGGTTCGTCTTTTGAGAAGCTCGATTTCTTATTTGATGCGGGTACTGACACAAAGAAAGGCAAAAAAGAGTCTAGTGCTAAGTATGCCCAACGCTTATTACTGGCGGTTAAGGTTAAAGAAGGGCAGCTTAGGGCTGATGCGATTGCTGAAGGGCTAAGTACGTTAAGCGATTATCAGTTGTCTGAACTAGCCAATGAGTTTTATCTGAATAAGGTGAAGCGTGACACGGGTAAGATCATTGAGACTACGCGTGAAGATGACATACGTCAGTTACTAGCAGACATTTCGGAGCGAGAAAGCAAACCAGCTAAACAACAAGCGAAGGTTGAAGAAACCACAACGAGTAAAGTCCGTAGTGCGGTTAATCGCCGTAACAATAAACGCCCTGAGTCTGGGCCTAAAGAACAATCCCAAAAACAGAGAGCGGCTGTTAACTGGGAAACGCTACATAATACTGTTCGTTTGCTTATGCAAGAGCAGTTACCTAAAGATTCAGATCGTTCAATGGATGGCTTACTACAAGTGCTCATTGGCATGAACTGGGACTCCAAGTTGGTTCGTGACGAGATTGTTGCGCAATTAACTGAACTCAAGCGATTCTACGAGACTAATAACCTCAATGATTATGTGATGGGTAAGGGTGAAAAATTCAGTACGAGAGTAGATAAACTGATCAAGATGGCTAACTCTCATAAGGCTCCTAATCTCAGGAAGGCTGTAAATCACCCTGATAATAAGCGCTTTTTTGATATGCTTTCTTTGGTGTTTAATACGCGCCAGGAGGATGCAGCAAACAAAGAGGCAGCAGGGGCCGCTAAGATCACGTTAGGTAAATTGTTATTACGTGGACGCATAGACCTTACTTTAATTTCAGACGCGCTAAGTAAGCAGAAAGGTTTTAGGCGTAAAGCATTTGCTGAGTCTTATGTTGATAGGTTTATGCTTGATAACGCAACAGCAGTCTTCACAGCCTTAGATATGATGTCTAGAGACTCAGTTCACAGTGCAGAAAAGTTATTTGAAATGTTGAAGTCTGATATGGCTAATGCAAGGGGTAAAGTTAATCCTAATTTCCCGAGCATGATGGTTAATACGCCCATGATGGAGCGATACGTGAATAGCATTATGCAGATGTACAGCCCAGAAACTCGGCATGGCATGTCGTTTGTAGACGATATACGTAGAATATTTGCCTACTCAGAGGGTGATGCTGCAAAAACAATAGCCGCGATGACTACTAGCAAATACATTAATCGCGAAGACAGGAGCTATTACGATCTTGCGGTGGCTGAAGATAACCACAGTCGTCCTGTATCTGCAAATGCTGCAGGAACATCCCCTATAATAGAAACAGTTTCTCAAGAGCGCGCTTCTATAAATCAGTTTTTCCATACTATGTATCGGGCGACCATGCGCTTTCGTGAGGTCTTTACAGACGTTAATACGCCCTTTGTCGTAGCGGGTGAAGGAGTAGTTGCGCGGTTAGCTAAGTTCAAGGCATTAAAACCAAACGGCAGTGAATACTTAGCAGGTAAGCGAATTATTACAGTCGACTTTGAGACTTTCTTTAATACTGAGACGGGTTACTCGTTAGGTAATCCAGACCTTAGCACTGAAGCTTACATAACAGATCCTCAATTTGAAATTTTAGGACTAGCCGTAAAAGAAGGGGACACAGCTCAATACATTAAAACTGATGAAGAGATAGCGACCCTCGTAGCAGGCTGGCAGAAAGATCCTAACGTAACACTGGTTATGCACAACGCTCGGTTTGACGCGGCTATTTTTAAAGAGAAGTTTGGGTACACTCCAAATCACATGATTGATACGATGCGATTATCAAAAGGTATCCGCTTTGAGAAGGACGCGAGGCATAAATTGGATATACTTTCCGAGTGGATGTTTCCTGATAATAAAGATCTACAGAAGATTAAAGATGGTACTAAGAACGTAGATGGTATGAAAAAAGAAGACATCGCCGCGTCTGCAAAGAAGTCAGCACAGTTTGAAGAGTATGCAATACGTGACGTTGATTCCACACAAGCCATTGCATTGAAGTTAGCGCCTTTAGTAATGGCCGACGAGTTATCGCATCAGTCAGCTGGCATTATTAATGATGTTACAGGTCAAGTGGTGGGCACTCAGGCAGAGCGTATGCACAATGGAGTCTTCGGGGATAAACGCATAGTTTGGGGGCCGCTAGAAGCTAAGTTTACTTACGCAAGGGCGGTTGCTAATAATGGGGCAAATTTACTTGAAGTGCAGTTAGAGGCAGGCAAAGCGGCTGCAAAAACAGTACTTCTGGATGCGATTGCGATTGCAAAATACTCTGACCAATCATCGGTTAAATCAGTTTCAGAAGCGTTGGAAACATTACTTGATAATTTAGCTCGTATGGCGGTTGGCTCTCAACCACGCCTTCAAGAAGACTTAGGCCCTACCGAGCCTGACGATCTGCGAAGGCAGTACACGGTCCCAAGAGTGATCCCAGATTCTTTAGTTATTTTCCAAGAGGCCGATGGCACGTTTAAGACTGTTGGGGATGCGCGTAAGGCGAACTCATTGCAACAGAACGAAGCTAACAAAGACAGTGCTATTTATAACTTCCTTGAGACCGCCCAAGACACTCTAGCAGATAAGCGCGATCAGATGGCCGCACTTATTGAAACACTTGAGGAAGAAGGCAGCGAGGAATCTTTAATTGCTGCAGAGTACGTTAAAGACTTGATGAACGATGCCCATAAAAATACGCGTAAAGAGCAAGATGTAGGGGGCGCTTTTAATACTGTGGAAACATTACGCAGTTCAGCAATCGTGCCTGACGTAGAATCAGAGGCTTACTTAGAATCTTTTGCTTTTGGCTCGAATAAACCTAATTTCGATAAGCTACAAAGACCAAGCTCTCATATTAGTCTGTATGAAGCTATCCAAGGACTATCGGCAGAGCTAATAGCACTAAATAAAAGATTAAAAGCGAAGAGCGCAACTTATCTAACAAAGGAGTCTGTCAAGAAGCCACAAGACGTTAAGTTTATTGAAGGGCTTAACACTGCAATGGAGCGAATTATCACGGAAAGACTAATACTTCGTGAAAAAGTACGGCGTTTAGTAGAAACGGGTCATTTAAATGATTACGTCAGCACCCATTCTGAGTTAAAAGGAGGCGCTTCAGAGCAGCAACATCAAGAAATTAAGGATGCAGTCAAAACTTCTATCGAGGAGGCGGGCGGTAAGAAGCTAATCGACGAAACCCTTGCTTTGTTTAAGCAACTTAAAGAAGCTCATGCTGGCAATTTGCGCAGGGAGAAAGACAAGTCTCCCACTAGTGGAAAAGATACCGGCACGAAGTTGACGAACAAGCCAGCGGGTGACATTTTAGGCGACACCGAACAAAGTAATCGTGATGGCCTAGCGTTGGATTCAGACAGTCGCTTTGAGAAATTGAAGTTCTTACCTGATCCTGTTTACAGTCAAGAGGAACAGGACGCAAAGGATGAAGTTTTCGATGAAGACGCGGATAACCCAGAAAGTATGGCTGCTGATAACCAGATGGGTAATGCCTGGGCGAATAACGACGATCCTGTCTATGAGTTCGCGGCAGTAAAAACCAGTAAGAATCCGTTTGATGGCTATGTGGTGACTCCTGACACAACAAGTTCGACTGAACTTTACAACGACCAAGATGAAGCTCGGCGTACAGGGGTTCAGACGCTTTACCCTAGAACGAAGGGTGAAGGATATGATCCTTCTTTTGCTGCTGTTGAAACGGCAGATACGTCTTATCGCGTGTATGGTGCGCCGTGGACTGACTCTAATTTGATGGCTAAAGAAGGGCAAGGTTTACCGAGCACTCGACCAGGCCCGCACCCCACACAAGGGAAGGCGAATGTAGCTACTGCCCGAAAAGCATTGTTACGTAGGTACTTTACTAAAGGGGTTAAGACGTTTGGGAATTTAGCGGCTGTACAGACTACAGTAGCCAACTTATTAAACGCAGTAGGTATCAAGCAGAATGTTGCTATTACTGATACGTCTAACGCAGCTACTATGATTAAGGATTTGGCAAAGTCAGGAGTGTTGACTGCTAAAGAAGCTAAGAACCTTAAAGCAAGATTGAAGGCAAGCATTGAGAATAAGCAGGCAGCTTACGTGAACATGGGCGAGTTTGCGATCATTATGATGCCTTCGAGTCTCACCAATACCAATGCAGCCAATATGTCTCCGCAAACATATTCAATGGTGGCACACGAAGTAGGGCATTTAGTTTATGACTTCTCTTGGGCTAATGCTTCAGCAAAGAACAAAGCCTCTATTTTGTCTGAGTTTGCTGCAGATCGTCAGAACTATAGTGAAGCGTCTGATTCGGCTGCGTTTAAAGAATGGTATGCCGATCAGGTTGCTTTGTCTTTGACCCAAGGGGTGCTTCGTAATAAGGCATACATTACTGAAGAAGATGGTTTAAATAAGGAGAAGCGCAATCGGGGTGACTTGTTAAACGTAGCTTCACATTTCCGTGAGCTAGTGAAGAAGCTGAAAGGGCTTTGGGCTGTGTTAACGAAGGCAGTGCGCTCCCCATTTAATGAGACATTCTCACAGTATTTGGATGGGGTTATCCTGCGCTCGGATGTCTCAGCTCAAGCGGCTCCTGAAACTAAGGGCGAAGTCTTGAACATGGCTAAGTTCCGCACAAAGAAGGAACCGATAACTCACAATAAATTCTTAAAGTTTGGGCATAAGATATTAGGTAACGTAAGCAGTAACTTTAAACGCTTAGATAAGAACCTTGCCGCGCTATTGTTTCAGCAAGCATCGACTATAGGCTCACGCACAGGTGAGAAGTCTTACGAAAACTTTAATATGGAGCTGACGCAGCGTTACGAAGCGCTTTACTCCACTGCTATGAAAAAGATTGGCAAACAAAAAGCGGTACGCCAAGCGTTTGATGATCTAAACAACAACAATGTTACTGAGCATTCGTTGATCTTGCGGAAGATGATTAACGATATTAACGCTGATTTGGTGGGCTACATGCCAACATACCAAGTTCGCAATGACATGATCCCGCAAGCTTTTGATCATCATCAAGTGGATGGTAAGCGCGAAGCGTTTAAAGCCATGTTGATGCAGTACGACGTCTTTAAGCAGATGGGTGATGCAGAAATGAATAGCCGCATTGCTTATCTACTCGATGGTCAAGGGTTTAACGAGCGCACGATTGCCCCTGGCAAGCCTGTCGGTGCTCACGCATTCGCTGATTCTATACTATCGGCTGTGCCTTACGCCGATCTAAAGGAATACTTAGTAATGGAGCCTGATGCAATCATGTCCCATTACATAGCGTCTGCAGCCAAACGTGCTAGTTGGGAACATACTTTTGGCGGCTATGTTATCCAAGATGACTTGACTAAAGTTGCTCGACCTTTTGGTGGTAAATGGGATGAAGGTTCAGGTCGTAAAGTCTGGAGTCCGAACAAGCGTTGGCATGAAGCGATGGGGCGTATTGAGAAGAAACACGGACAAGCTGGGGTCGATGAGGCATTGACACTACTTGATGGGGTGATGGGTCGAACTGGCACCTCAATGAACAGTAAGTTGCGCAAATCACAGGACACATTACTTAACGTAGTTAACATGAACATCTTAGCTAACTCTGGGGTTGCGTCTATTCCTGAGTTGGGTATGGCGATTGCAAGGTCAGCTAACTTGTTAAGTGTAAAAGATATGTTTAAGGGACTTGATCTTCGTGAAGCGCGTCGCATTGGTATGGACATAGGTACTGTACTGTCAAACGGACTTGCTCAGATTCAAGGCAATGCTGCAAATGAAGCATACAATGGCACTATTACTCAGAAGATGGCGAGTAAGTACTTTATTTTGAACGGGCAGCAAGCGATAACAAAGGCATCTCGTACATTTTCGACTGCATTAGGCATGAGGTACATTGAGAAAGCAGCAGATTTTAACCAACTTGAAGAACTAAATGCGTTCCATGTGACAGCTAGGCAAGTTAAAACATGGCGCGCATTAGGCAAGCCAGCGTTTACTGAGGGTTTGAGTAAGGTAGAAGCTGATTCTGTCCGAGCGGTTAATGGGGCGATTATGCAGTTTGTGACTGAGAGTTCTTTCCGCCCCAGCCGATTCCAAAACCCTGCATGGGGTAATAACCCGTACATGAAGATTGCATTTCATTTGAAGCAATTCTTGTACGCTATAACGGACATATTGGTGATGGGTTTATTACGCCAGGCTAAACGTAGATTTTCTGATGCTAAAGGCGAAGGGATGCTGTCGGCTGGAGCGTATGCAATGGTGCCTATTGTTGTTGGCGGTGTAGCGATTGCGGGGCTGACAATGTTTGCTATGGAATTACGCGAGCTTTGGAAAGGGGTCGATAGAACTGAAAACATGGGCGACACTAAGTACGCAATGGAAGTGTTCTCTAAGTCAGGCACGTTGGGTGCATTTGAATTAGGCTACGGCGTTATGAATGCAGAGAGCTGGGATGATGGATTAAGCACACTTGTACCTACGTTTGGTTTTGGTCAAGGTGTTTATAACAGTGCTACGGGCAATGATTCAACCTTAGAGACAATACGGCGTGTAACGCCATTTTTCTCACAATATAAGAATTGGTGGCCTATATGAGTAGCTTTAGATGGTGAAATAGTAGCTCAACTATTACAATACAGGGGCATGGGGATGCTCATAGCAAAACTACTGTATTAATTAATTTTGGAGTTAGCAAACAATGTCTAAATTTTCTGATTACCTTGAGACAACAATTCTCAATTCAACATTAAAGGGTGTAGCATTCCCTTCAATTTCCACAGCATACCTTGCTGTATTTGTCGGTGATCCTACGGATACTTCCTCTGGCGGTACTGAAGGTGCATGGACTAACTATGCTCGACAGGCTATGTCGTTTGGTACTGTTTCTGGTGGAGCCGTTAATAGTGACGCTCAGATTCAGTTTCCTGCATTGGTCGGGTCTAACGTCACCATAAGCCACATCGGCATTTTCGATGCGGCAACCAGCGGCAACATGCTTTATCACACCAACTTGGCAACGTCCAAGACACTAACCGCTGACGATGTACTGTCGTTTGCTGTCAGTGGTGTTACGGTGACACTAGACTAAATGAATTTTTCCGCACTCAATACACACGCGATTGGTGTTATCTCTGCTT